TTATTTCTGATATGAATAATGTTACTAGTGCTATACCTACAAGTAAATTTCTAGTCACTGTTATACGGTTAAGTAACGGTAACGTACTGCTAAGGCACAACCAATTACAAGTAGAAAGTACAACTAGTACTATCACAGACTTATTTGACTTTACAGGCTTTTCACAAGGTACGCTAGATGCATCAATTTTTGAATGTGCTATATTCAATGATGCACTAACAGGTACAGACTTGACTAACGCTGAAAACGATATAAAAAGTAGAAACGGACTATAATGAAAGACAGGTTACTAAACATACAGCTGACTAATGAAGTACAGCCTAAAATAAAAGAAGTCAACGGTGCTGACTGGGTACACTATGGTGACGGTGAATATCGCAACTTGTACCCTCAGTACCTTATTGACTTATATAACAACAGTGCAACACATGCTGCAGTAGTGAATGCTACAGCTGCTATGATAGCAGGTGAAGATATACTTGTTGATGAGGGCAAAGACTTACAACAGTATGTTGAGGTAAAAAAATTACTAGCTAGTATAAACGGTACTGAAACTGCACATGAAATACTAGTCAAAGTAGCTTTTGACTTGAAGTTACAAGGTGCTTTTGCACTTAATGTGATATGGTCAAAAGATAGAACACGTATCGCTGAAATACATCACGTACCTGTTGAGCAGGTAAGAGTAGGTAAGCCTAACAGTGATACTAAAGTAAAAGACTACTATATATCTGCAGATTGGTCGCAGTATAGAAAAAAAGAGTATGCACCTAAGCGTGTAGCATGCTTTAATACTAACGATAGACGTGAAGCATCACAGCTGTTATACAGTGGTGTGTATTCACCTGCTATGGAATTGTACCATACACCTGACTATGTAGCATCAACTAACTGGGTACAAATAGACAACCTTACAAGCGACTATCACTTAAATAATATAGCTAATGGGTTCAGTGGGAGTTATTTTATTAACTTTACTAATGGTATTCCTACGAAAGAGGAAAGAGAACAAATAGAATTTCAAATAGCACGCAAATTTAGTGGAAGTAATAATGCAGGCAAATTTGTATTGACTTTCAGTGATGATGCTAACAGTAAGCCTGAAATAGTACCTATACAAGTTAGCAACGCAGACAAGCAGTATACAGTGCTGAATGAACTATGCGTGCAAAATATAATGATAGGCCACCGTGTTACTAGCCCTATGCTGTTAGGTGTTAAGACTGACGGTCAGTTAGGTGGCCGTAATGAACTTGTACAAGCTTACGAACTGTATATGAATACAGTTATAAAACCTTTCCAAAACATCATTTTAAAGGCTTTTAAGAAACTTTTAGCTGTAAATGGTATAGTAACCCCACTAAGCATAAAAGACGTGCAGCCTTTAAATGCTATTTTTGATGCAGAAACACTTAAAGAAGTGTTAACACAAGATGAACTAAGGGAAGAAATGGGCTATGAAGCACTATCAAACAATGAAGAAACTGTAGCACAAGAACAACAGTTAGCTAAAATTGACTTACTAGATGACTTTATAGGTAAGTATGGTGAAGATGAGGACTTAGACAATTGGCAGCTAATTGATGAAGAAGAACTTGTCAGTGATGATATAGAACATGCTGACTTTGACTTTGAGCATAACCTTAACCAACTTGCTAAAAAATTAAATTTTACTAGAACAGGTGAAGCACGTAAAAGAGGAAGCCAACAAGACGGCAAAGATGAAGACGGTAACTTATACCGTGTTAGGTATCAGTACGCACCTAAAAGTAAAAGCCACACTGCACAGCGTAAGTTTTGCAGTAAAATGATAGCAGCAGGTAAGGTATACCGTAAAGAAGATATAATAGGGCAAGCACACTCATTAAGTAGTATACAAGCCAACCCAGGCCACGGACCTAACGGTGCTAACACTTACAATGTATGGCTATACAAAGGAGGCGTAAATTGTCATCATAAATGGGTGAGAAAAATATACGTAACAAAAGCAGGTGCAACACCTAACTATAACACAGACGAAGTAATTAACAAAACAAAGGCACGCAGTAGGGGCTTTAGACCTGAAGAAAACGACCAACGTATATATCAAGCACCTATTGATATGCCTAGACAAGGAAGACTAAACTAATGGCTGTACTATTTATATCAGAAGACACAATAAAAAAGAGTACTACTATCAACGGTAACGTTGACGTAGAACTATTACTACCGTACATAAAAGTAGCACAAGATATACACGTGCATCAATTACTAGGCACTGACTTATATGAAAAGTTACAAAGTGACGTAACTGGTAGCAGTGTAGCAGGTGTATACCAAACCCTTATTGATGAATATATACAGCCTGTACTTATACACTATAGTTTATATGAATGCTTACCTTTTTTAAGCTATAAAATTATGAACAAAGATATAGTACGTAAAGTCAGTGAAACTAGTACAGCTGCAAGCTTAGAAGATATAAAGTACATGCGTGATATAATACAAAACACAGCAGAGTACTATGCTGAAAGGTTAGTAGAATATTTACGTAATAACACTAGTAGCTTCCCTGAGTTTAATACAAATAGTGGTGCAGACTTAGCACCTAACACACAAGCTTACTACAGTGGTATGAATATCGGTAAAGACAAGCAACTTAGAGGTATAACTTTACGTGACTTTTTAACACCTGACCTAAATGTATAAGCCAAAAAAAGAAAATGTAACAAAGCTAAAAAGCTACCTACAAAAGAAAGATGAAAGACCTGTTAAAAGAGAACGCAGACGTACTAAGTCTAAATAGTTTAACATTCAGTATAAGCTTCACTGCTGTTGAACAAGTGTTACAAATACTATTGCTAGTAGTATCTATAGCATATACTGTTGATAGGTTCATGTATTATAGAAATAAGCGTAAGTAATGGCAAAAAAAACAGTATACAGTTTTATAGATAAGCCAAAAGTAAAAAGGCGTAAGCACAGTAAAAACGCAAGTAAAGGGCAAGTAGGTTACAAAAAAAAATATAAAGGTCAAGGCAGATGAAAAAAGACTTGACTATATCTTTAAGTCATATCGTGTGGGTGATAGGTGTTATATTTATGGCAGGTATAGCATACAGTAATATAACATATCTTGACCACGAAATTACAATTTTAGAACAACGTTTAGAAAAAAAAATTAAAGTCATAAACAGCTGTGAAGACAGGATAGTAGAACTTGAAATACAGTTAGCTAAACTGCAAAGCTGCAACGACTAACGTAAACGACTTACTATATTTTTATATAATATACAAGAAATAGGAAAGTTTTTTTTTGAGCACAAAAACAGTAAAAACTATCAGAGGTAAATTTGCGAGGTTATAAGAACTGCTATATATCAATATGTTTATATGTTAGAACTAGTAAAGTGTCGCAAAACGGCTGTAAATAGGCTTAAATCTAATTTTGTCATTCACAAGAAAAAACACAAAAAACTTAAATAAATTCGTATGCTACAATACTTTGACTTTGATGAATTTGATAGCCCTGATGATGCAGGTAGTGGCTTACCAGTCGCTGACGGTGGTAAAATGTGTATCAATTTTTTACACAAATTAGACAAAGCACGTGACATAGCAGGTGTGCCTTTTGTCATCACAAGTGCATACCGTACAGCTGAACACAATCAAAAAGTAGGTGGCCGTGTAGGCAGCAGTCATGCTAAAGTACCGTGCAAAGCTGTTGATATAATGTGCCGTGATAGCTATACAAGAACTAAAATACTAAATGCACTTCACGCTGTAGGCTTAGGCCGTAGACAAGGTATAGACAAAGTGTTTATACATGTTGATGACGATACAGACAAAGAAGATGCTATATGGCTTTATTGATATGAGTATACTTAAAAAAATTTTTACATCACAAGCTAGTGACTTAGTCAACAGTGTAGGTAATGCTATTGACAAGATGCATACATCAGCAGAAGAAAAAGAACTAGTAAAAGCAGAAATACAAAAACAAATACAACAGCATGAAAATAAAATACAGCAAGAAGTCACTAAACGTTGGGAAGCTGATATGCAAAGTGACAACTGGCTTGCCAAATCTGTACGACCTATTAGCTTACTATTTTTGCTTTTTGTACTTACTGTATTTACTCTCGTTGATTTCAGTTATGTTGAACTTGAAATAAAAGACAGCTATATAGACTTATGGCAAATGCTCAGTATAACAGCTTTCGGTGCTTATTTTGGTGGTCGTAGCTATGAAAAAGTAAAGAATGGCAAACAATAGATATAGGCTAAAGCCTGACGAAGAAGCACTGTTACTTAACTACCGTAAGCACAGTAGTAATAACGTGCTAGTCATCGGCGACTTACACTGTCCGTTTGATTTAGATGAATACCTTGACTTTTGTATTGAACAGTACTATAAGCATAACTGTACTGAAGTAGTTTCTATAGGTGATATCATAGACAACCACTATAGTAGTTATCATGAAACTAGTGCTGACGGCTTAGGTGGTGCAGATGAACTAGAAGCTGCTATACAGCGTATAGCTAGATACCGTGATGCTTTCCCAGTAGCTACAGTAATAATAGGCAATCATGATAGAATGGTAATGCGTAAAGCACAGACTAGTGCTATACCTAGTAAATGGATAAAGTCATATAAAGAGGTACTTGAAGTGCCTGGGTGGAACTTTGTAGAACGTTATGTAAAAGATGACGTACAGTATATACACGGTGAAGCAGGTACTGCACGCACTAAATGCCGTGCTGATATGATGAACACGATACAAGGCCACCTACATACACAGTGTTATACAGAGCACTATGTCGGCCAAAAGTATAGGGTATACGGCAGTCAAGTCGGCTGTGGTATCAACTTTAAGTCTTATGCTATGGCCTATGCTAAAAGTGGCAAGAAGCCTGCTATCGCATGTATGGTAGTAAAAGACAACGGCACTCAACCGTTGAATATATTGATGCAGCTGTAGCCCAGCAGCTATCCAACACAAACAACATATATATATATTCATATCTAGTAAGTATATAGAATATTAACATTCTATATCTAATAACTTTATATACAAATTTTTGTTAAAAAGTATTGTGAGTAATTAAAAGTGTTTATATTAGCATCAAGTTTAACAAAATAATATAATAAAATGACTAATATAGAAGTACTACAAGATGCTATACAAGGTATTAAATTTACACCTGCACAAAAAAACATACTAAACATGTTGCAAAAAGGCTACACTATAAAAGTAGTTAACAAACACCATATAAGTGGTGGGCAAATGAAATGGTATAGAGATGGTGAAACTATGCACGCAGGTAAAGTGTATAAAGCTTTTTTCAATACCTTTCATAAAATAAAACGTGCAAAAGGTAAAAGTATACAAAACCTTTTTATATTCTAAAAATAACAAACCTCAACGGCCTACACTTAACGGTGTGGGCTTTTTGTGGTATAAGGCAATAGTGCCCTAATTTTATATATAACAAAATGACTTTACAAGAATTTCAAAAAACAGCAGGCTACATAGAGTTGGATGCTAAAGGTGTACAAACACTAAAACAAAACTACAGCCACGTATATAGTGAGTATGACTATGACAGTGAATGGCAAGACACTGTTGAGGGTGTGCTTATATATGACGGTGGCTTATATATATTCAAGCATAACAACGGCTACTACAGTACTGTTATAGGCCGTGAAAACTACATAGAACAAGACGTAGCTATAATTGAGCAAGCACTATATGAATATTGTGAATACGCTGATGATGAATACAAAATAAGTAACTACTAAAACTGTATAACATTATGAGAAGCTACCCTATATGGCACGATATAACAGCGTGCAATTACAAAAGCAGCAAAAGCTATGGCAGTAAAAATACTGCACAGACTAAGGTGTACGTAGGTACAAGTGCAAATAACAGTAACCTACTAGCTACAGTAATAACTACAAAGCGTGTAGTAGGCGATATAACGTTTTTTAGGCTTAGCGTAGACAACGTTATTATAAAAGAACTAAGAATGTGTAACAAAACTAATACTATAATAAAATGATTGACAAAAACTTTTTTAAAAACCTAGCTGATGCACACTATGGTACACAGCTTAACGTAACAAAATTAGCATACGGTGACGTTATGTTTGCTATGTTAGAACTAGAACAAACAATACTAAAGAACATAACAGTGTGTGAAAACATGCAAAAAGACTATATGCTAGAAGATGATGAAGTCAAGGCTACACTAATGCAAGGCCGTATTGATACATGGCAAACAGCACTAGACTTATTCAAAGAAACGCAAGCTAAAATACTAAGCAAATGAAGCAAGAAGAAAGCATATACGAAACGCTAGGGGGTGCAGCAGTATGTCTGTTGCCCTTTTGGCTGTGCTTCACTTATAGTGGACACGCAACTATCAAGTATTTTTTTAACCTATTTATATAATTTTATTATGAACAAAACAAGTAAAGTAACAAACGTGCAAGCTAACGGCACATGGGAAAGTAAGCAATACAATACAACTTATTACAAGTTTGAAGTAAGCTTTGAAAACGGTGACGTAGGTGAGTACAGTAGCAAAAGCCCTGAACAAAATAAGTTTGTCGTAGGGCAAGAAACTGAGTACGAATATATAGGGGGTAAATTCCCTAAAGTTAAGCCTGTCAATACATTTGAACAAGGTAGCTATACACAAAAAGCTAACTCGCCTGGGAGAGAGTTATCAATCATCAGACAGTCAAGCCTTAAATGTGCTACAGACTATGTTATAGCTAATGGTGGTAACATCACTACTATACTTCACAATGCTGATATATTAACAAATTGGGTGCAAACAGGTACAATACCTGCAGATGAACCTGTATCACATGAAATGCCTTTTTAACATGACAAGTTTAGACAACTATAAACTAAGCAACCCACATGATGACGGCTACTACAGCGACTGTGTAAGCAGCTGCTGTGGTGCTGAAGTCAGTAAGTATTGTTCAGATGATGAGCATATGCATGAAGCCACCATGTGTGATGACTGTGGCTGTGAATGTGAACAAATAGAACAGTATGAGTATGATGAAAATATGCGTGAGCACTATGCAGAAATGCGTGCTGATGAAATGCGTGATTTAAGATGAAAAAGAGTACACATAAACTGTTGAAGCAAGCACACAGTATAATAACTGATGCTACAGGAACTGACGTACCTAAGACTGTACGTGCAGAAGCTTATAAAAAAGTAAGGCACATATATAAGCGAATCAAGAAATTTGATATGCCTGTTTGGAATATACTTAACGAAGACGATAACCATAAAACAAAAAAACGTGACTGAGTTACAATTTGAAATCAACCTTATTACAAGCATAACTGAAAAAAAGTTAGGTATGCCTGCAGGCACACTTAACCAAAAGAAAAAGACTGAACCTTTAGTTATGGGGCGTATGGTAGTGACTAATATGCTCATGGACGGTGGTATAAGCCCTGCTAAATTAGCTGAGCACTTTTGTAAACACCGTACTAACTATTACCACTACCGTAAGCAGCACAATTTTTATATCACAAACCCTAAAGCTTACCCTGAATATAATTTACTGTACGAATCTGTACTAGATGAATATGACAACAGGGCACATGTTAGCGACCTGTTTAGGAATAGGCTAGCAAAGCTTGAAGTAATTGATGATATAGAAAGGGCACTAGCATCACTAGAAGCCCAAAAAGAACTTTTATTGAAAACCGTTTAACCTAAAATTTTTACAAAATGACACAAAGACAAGTAGTGCTAGACCACTTTAGTAAGCACAAAAAAATAACAAGCTGGGATGCTATCATGGAATATGGTATCACAAGGCTAGCAAACGTAATATTCAACCTTAGAAATGACGGCTATGTTATACACAGTGAAAACAAAAAAGTGTATACAAGGCTAGGCAATCAAACTATTATAGCAGAGTACACTTTGCTACAATACCCTACAAAGCAAACAGCTATAGTGTTTAACAGTCACTATGATGTCTAAGGGCTATATAAAACTACACCGTAAAATACTAGACAACGGTATATTCGAAAATGCTGAACTGTTGAAAGTGTTTGTATGGTGTATACTAAAAGCTAACAGTGAACCTGCTGTAGTTTACGGCAGGTCACTAAAAGCAGGGCAATTTGTAACAGGTAGGGTAACAGCTGCAGAAGAACTTAGGTTACCACCTAGCACAGTATACGATAGAATGCAGCGACTACAAAAAATGAAATACATAAAAATAGATAGTAATACTAAAAACAGTAAAGTGACAGTATTAAAATATAAAACATATCAAGGTTATGATACAGCTGTTAAGCGTGACTTACAAGCTGTAGCTAGCAAGTTTAAAAGTGACGTGTGGTCAGCCTGGGAAAATAGATATGATGACTTTAGTGAAACTATGGTATCTGACTTTGTATCATATTGGTGTGAGCCTAACCGTAGCAAAACAAAACTAAGGTATGAACTACAGCCTACATTTTGTATTGAACGTAGGC